TGAGTTCTCAAGTAATCATTTACAGAGCGGCCTGTTTCTCTAACAAACTTGTCCATAGACTCTAACTGCTCGTTAGCATAACTAGACTGTTCGTTTTGACTATATTCAGCCAACTCTTTAAATGTATCAACAAGTTGTTCTACGCTTTCAAAGTCGTATCCAATCTGTTGATTTAAATCAGATAGGTAATCAGAATTAAAATCTGAGCTTTCAGTATTTAAAGAACTTTCTTCTTGGTTGCTTGGAGATTCATCTTGAACCTCTTCAGCGGTTAAATCGAGAACCTGTGCAGGCTCCTCTTGCACACTAGGTGCTTCTTCTTGTTGAGGTTGTTCAGTTGTTAAATCAACTACTTGAGCTTGCTGCTCGTCATTTCTAACAACTTCTCCTCCTAATGCTCCAGCGATTAAATCGCCTATATCATTATTATTCTCCATATTACTATAATTTAATTAAACTAATTTTTGCAAATATACTTTTTTTTTACTACAAAGTATAAAGTATTATTACATTTCTGGTAAAATTCTATCAGGGTCTTCTATTGGACCACGCTTATCTTTTCTTTGTTCAATCATTTGAGATTGGAAATAAGCACTTTTTTCTATAGAGCCTTCTCTAGAGCTACCTAAAGCTTTGTTAGCTTTTTCTTTTACATCACCACTAACCTGTAACTCAGCCATTCTTCTTTCGTGCTCAGCTTGGGCTAAATTATTTTTTAACTCGAACTCAGCTTGTAGCAACTGCATCTTAGTCTGTAGTTCTATCTGTGCATTAGATTGTTCAATCTGCATTTTAGTCTGCATTTCCTGTTGCTTAGCTTGAGAAGCAGCTTGTATAGATTGTTGTTGTTGCATAGCATTATTTTCTGCATTCTTTTTAGCTTGCTCCATTAACTCTTCTTGATATTTTTTTCTTCTAAGAATAAGCATTTGATTGGCTAGTTTTGTGTTTATAACAGAACGTATAGCTATAGCATCTTCTAATCTTAATTCTTTTTGAGCTAAAGAAACCTGTATGTTTTGCTCTAGTAACTGTTTTTCTTGTGCGTCAGGAGCAACTTCTATAAATATACCAAAATCATGTATTGATAAATCTTTACTTAACTCTATATTTTTAATAGTAGTATCTCCAAGAGCAGATATATAACCCTTTAAAGGCTTACTATGTTTTAATAAATCTTGAAGCCTCATACAAACAGACTCACCCGTTCTTCTAATAATATTTAAGTATCCCTGATTTATAAATCTAGTGGCATTATTAGATGCAGCTAAAGATAATTTTTGAACACCAACTAAAGCGTCTGATGAAGGTTTAGAAGCATCTCTAGCCTCGTTAACACCAGTCACATCTCTAATCATCTGTAGATTATGCTGATATATCCCTATAAGCTTATTGATATCATTACCTATACCGTTTTCCAACTCTACAATAGGCATAGATTGAGTCTGATTACCTTCATCATCAGTTCTTCTAAAATATATATTACCAGTTTGGTCGAATATTTCTTGCAGCTCTAAAGGAGTAAAATTACCTCCATCACCCTTAGATACATTTTCTAGTGAGCCTATTTCAAAAGCAGCACCTTTTGGTCTAGCCTTAGCTAGAAGCTGTTGCATTTTATAGTGTGCAAGTTGTATTTGGTCAGCAAAAGGTAACATTCTTTCTACTAGAGAAACATTTCTACCTCTCCTAATGTGTGGTGCGTAAACTACATAAGATAATCTAGTTTGTGATAGGTCAGACTTTGGTCTCATCATATTTTTGGCTAAACCATAATCAAAAACATAATCACTTCCCACAATATACTTACCAGAGTACACAGCTTTCACAGTGTTTTGAACAACTTTTCTTTTTTCATTTTCATTAACTTTCTGATTTAGTTTTCTTTTGTTTAAAGAATATCCACCAAAGTTGTTCATTTTTTTCTCATACTTTAAATAATAGTTGCTCATAAATTCAGCATCTAATATTTCTACAGAAAACTCATCATATTCACTAACATATTTAGAGTTGCTCATGTCAAATCCTATTCCATATCTTGTGTTAGATACTTTTTTACCATATTTTTCAGCTATCTCTTTATATTCTTTGTCGGTAAATTGATTGCCAGCCATCTGCTTTAGTTCAGATATAGTAACTCTGTATATCTCTCCAGCATGTTGAATGTTTTCAAAAGATGGTGAGGCTGAGTTAGATGTTATTAAGTTGCCTGGGTCTACATATTTTATCTTAACGCCTTTTGATGGACATATAGATGTTTTGACAGCACCCTGACCCACAACTATTAAATCTCTTAAAATTCTTCTTTTTGTTTCTTCAAAATCGTTTTGTTGTGCTACAAACTGTATACCTTCCTCTAAAGCTATTTCGTGAGACTGCTTGTAAGTTAGTTGCATGTATAAGTCAAGCTCTTGACTTGACTCAGGAACAAATCCTTTTGGATTATAGTCCATTCTTGTAATCTTTGATAGTTCAGCTAAAAAATCTTTGTTCATCATTTTAAGCATCATATTATTTTTCTCAGTAATTCTAACTTGCTCAGATGAACTGTCTACAGCTCTTGCTTTTATTTCTAATGCCTGATTTGATAAATCACCAACGATTACATCAACAAATTTAGGTATGATGCTAACTGGAGTCCAGTCTATATTCATAAATGATGTATCTCCCTCAACATCTAAAAGGTCTTTATACTTTGAAACATCTTGAATACCTTCAGCATATTTTCTAGAATTTTCCATTCTTCTTCTTTTAGCTGTGTAGGTGGACTCTCCTGTTTTTTGATAGTCCCTATACATGGTTTTAAAATATTGCAAACCATATTCATTAGAGGCTTTTTCTTCATTACTAACGAATGGCGTAGGATATCCTCCTATAGTTTCAAACTTAATCTTCATATTCTTTTAGATATTAATCCTGTATTCTTATATTTTTTTACAAACTTATTCATATCGAAAGTTTGCTTACTTTTGGGTTTTACAAATTTTTGAGCCGCAAGTAGAGCTATACTAGAAGCCACCGTAGCATCATATTTAGTTCTGTTATCTATCTCAAACTTACTCCAATCTTCTAGTAATCTGTTAAAATAACATTTACCCATTTCACCAGTTTCATTATTGACTCCAACATGGTCGTATATGTAAGATGAAACGGCTTCAGCTTGAGCAGTTAAAACAGCAGCACCTGTACTAGGTATACCTTTTGTTTTTTGTGTTCTACTGGATGAGGTATGAGTTGATTCTGGTCTATCCATTAAATAATTATTATAACCTCTTCGTTCAAAATACTTTATAATACCAACCTTATTATTTTCAACAAGTATTTGGCAGCCGTAAAAATAACACATTTTTATCATATCTTCATAAAAAATCTCAGCTTTCGGTGGTCTGTGTATATATTCACACACAAAAACACTAGAAAAGTCATCCATCATTGAGAATTTTTTGTATACATATGCTGCTGCATCAGACCTTCTACCGTCTGTAGTAGTGTCGTGGTCATAGGGGTCACATCCAGCTACCAACTCAATATGATTTCCTGGATATAGTCTACCATTTTTAGTATCTTTTTTATTCCTCCTTTCATTAGGTGGTATCCATGCCATATGAAACTTTCCATTTTTTCTTGGCTGCCACACAACTTCAGAGTCTTCTACGCCACCTTTCCAAATAAAATCTCCATAAACTGTAACAGAATTTGATGAGTTATTAAAATCTATTTGTTGATAAATTCTTTCTACATCAAATAAACTGTTGTTTACATCACTTCTAAAAGCTTCATCAATATTAAAAGGCCTTTGTCTTTTTTCTTCAGACAGCTTAGATGTATTATTCTTATAAGAGTCTCTAATGTTCTGTAAAAACTCTTTAGCACCTATTGTTTTTTTTATATATTTAGACTGTTCAGGACTTGGAGTTTCTATAACTGACATACCATACTCATCAATAAAACCCTCATATCCATCGTAAGCTGGAGTAAAATATTGATAAAGACCAGAGCGTGTTCTACCATTTGCGTCTAAATCATCTGGGTCGCTATCATGCCAAAGGTTTTTAAAGTTTTCTCCTCCAGACTTTGAAAGCTCATTTACTGTAGAAGGCATAAAACACTTGCCTATAATCTTATCTCCTAAAGTTAGACAAGAACGAACAACCTCCCAGTTTTTTTCTACGTCAGCATCTACCCACTTACCAGCCTCATCACACAAATATCTAAGAAGTTTTACTGAGTCGTAAGAGTTTTCTTTTGTATTTCTCCAGTCAATTTTAGAGTTTAGTGCCTCAGACTTAGTAACAGTTTTAAAGTTTTTACTTATTTTTTGTCCTGGTTGATTAAAGCTTAATGTGGACTTTGGATTGTCAGAACCATCAATAATAGGCTGAAAGAAAAAAGGAAGATTCCTAAACATGTAAACCATTTTATCAGTAAACAAAGATTTAGCGTCAGCACCAGTCTTACTTATAATTCCTCCATGAGAATTGTAGTTTGCAGTAACCTCATATAACAACATAGCCGCACCCTTATAAGAAGCTCCTTCACGCCTGTGCTTTACCATAACTAAACCAAAACAATCAGGGTCTTTTGTGCAGTGGTCCCAAAACATATAGAATCTTCTGTCTCTGTCTCTATAGTTTGGATATCCTATATCTAATTTACACCAGTTTAAATAATAGTAATGTTCTCCAGTAATATAAGTAGGAACACCATTGTTCATAAACCAAACTCCATTAGCCCTTCTATCAAACTCTTGATTAATGAAATCAGCATACTTTGAAGCTGTATCAGGAGAAAGACCAGTAGGCATTTCTGTTCTAGACCATTTTTGTTTTTTCTTTGGAAGATTTGAAAATAGTATATCTTTTTTTTTCGGCTTTTCAGGAAGCTGAATTTTTATTCCAGATATTTCTTCAAATTCAGGCATTATTTTTTAGCGTATTTTTCTACAAACCCAGCAGTAAAAGCTTTTTCTTCTTCTAACTCTTCGGGCTCTTCTTCTCCATTTATTTGATTTTCTATTTTTTTAATAGATGAAAGTATGTCTTTAGCGTCAAGAAAACATTCTTTTTTTGCCTTCATGGCGTTTCGTCTTTTATCGTCTTGCAACTCCTCGTCTAGAGGTCTTTTTATTTCTTCAACTAATATTTCGTAAGCTTCCAAACCAGCCTGCATAAGTTCTTCTAGTTTTTTGTTTACATCTATGCTCATTACTCTACAACTGCTAGTATATCTATGTTTCTCATTCTTAAAAGCTCCTTACCTTCTACGTTCATATTGTATTCAGAGTTTTCTGAAAATATAACCTCATCATTTATTTTAGCACCATAATCTAAAATTTCTTGATTGGCGTATCTTAAATAACCTCTAAGTTCTTCTGTCTCCATAGTAGATTTTAAAAATATACCAGATTTAGTTTTGTAATTATCTTCTGATTCTGTTTTTTGCTCTACAAAACACCAAAAGTTTTGCATAATTATTTTATTATCTCTTACAGCACAATATATTTGACCTGCGTCAACTTGAAGTATGTAGTTTCCATCCTCATCTTCAACCATTTGATTTTTCTTGTCAGCAACAAAGTGATGAAAGTATATCCTATCTCCAACCTTAACATCCATATTTTTGCTAGTTAATCTTTCTGGAGCTATAACTACTTCACCATACTGTCTAGCAAACCTCATAGGGTCATAACTAGAATCTAAGTACATTTCTACACCATTAACTTTTACGGTGTCTTCTACTAACTTTTCTAACTTTACTAAAAATTTATCTTTAATTAATTTCATATTACATTATATTATATTCGTTTCTATCTTGTATATCAAACTCTATTGAGGTTGGTTGAGAAAAAAATCTTTTCCATGGTTTTGAATATTTTTCTCCTTCTCTTTTAACATATACATCATAAACAACTTGTTGATGTTTGTACCATGCTGCTTCATCCTGAACTATAGCAGTTACCTCAAGTTGCCCCCTCATCATTGTTTGACCAACGACATAGGTTAGTCCCTCTTTCATATCCCCTATAGTAATCTTTCTTATAATAGGTTTTATATCTTCCATTAACTCCATGATGTTGTGTATAAAGATTGATATCCTTTTTTATCTACGTTTTTAGATTCTTTAATTATAGCTACTTTTAAAAGTATTAAATAACCTATGATATCACTAATAGTATCTTCTGTTTGGTCATTTATACCTTTATTTTTTATTCTCATTAACTTATCGTCAAGTCTAGCACATAGACTATCTATAGCACTTCCTTTTGAAAATATGTTTGATGGATTTGTAGCACTATCTCCGTAGGCTCTGTTTTTCTCGATTAGCAAATCTATTACAGAGTTGCCAACCTCTTTAATAAGG